TAGACGTTCTCCCAGACGATGTATCTCGGCTTGCTGCCATGCGTTGCCCTCCTCATTTCCTCCGCGATGCGGATGCCCTCGTAAAAAAGTCCCGACCGGCTGCCTGCCAGCCCTTCGCGCCTGCCCGCGATGGAAATGTCCTGGCAAGGCGAGCCCATCGTCAAAATATCGACAGGTTCGAGTTTTGCGCCGTCCAACTCTCGGATGTCCCCGTAATGCTTCACGAACGGCAGGCGCTTCGTCGTGACGCGGATGGCGAACGGCTCGATCTCGGAAGACCACACGGGACGGATGCCCGCGAGGAGCCCTCCGAGTGGAAAGCCGCCGCTGCCGTCGAACAGGCTGCCGAGCGTCAGTTCCCCTGCCATCCGTTACGCTCCCTGCCGCGCCGCCATCTCGCCGAGCGCCTTGCCCGTGAGCCAAAGTGCGGCATCGACGAGCCCCGGCAGGAAAATGGCATCGCGGAATTTGCACCAGCCTGTTTCGTCCGCCGCCGACGCTTTGAGCGCCGCCGTGTACGCATCCGCGACCTCTTGCACGGCAGGCAGCGCCTTGTCCTTCAGCCACACGACCGTCGCGGCCTTCGCCTCGTCCTGCACGAAGTCCCCAATGCGGTTCTTGAGCTCTTGCTTCACCATGTCGATTTTCATTCGATGACCTCCTGTTCATAATCCATCACGCCACGGGCGATGGCCCGTGCGATTTCATCCGTCTGCTCCGTGAGCAATTTCATATCCTCGTCGTTGTCGATGAACGCCATCTCGATGAGCGCGGCGGGCATATCCGTGCGCCGCAGGACGCAGAGGTCGGGGCGTTCTTTCACGCCGCGATCGACTGTGCCAAGGGTATCGACCATCTGTTGCTGAATGCACTGCGCCAATGCCTCCGATTCGCCGCCGAGCGCAAACGCCAGCGTCTCCGTCCCCCGCGCCTGCCCGTTCGCAGCGTTGCAATGCAGGCTCACGAAGATGTCGGCCGGCCAGGCGTTCGCCGACTGCACGACGCACGGCAGCCACGGCGATTCGCCGTTGAGGTTGTCGCTTTGCACGACCGCGACTTCGCAGCCCGCCTGCTCAAGATACCCTTGCACGAGCGCTCCGATCTCGGCGGCTACGTCGCACTCGCGAAGGCCCGTGCTGGGATTGACCGCGCCGCTGTCGTAGCGCTGGTCGTGGCCGGGATTCAAAAAGACTCGCATAGCTTTCTCCTTTCGTCGTTCACTCGGCGGGTTCGACCTCTTTCACAAGGTCGGCATAGGGAATCTGTTTTCCCTTTCGCAAAACAAACACATCCTGCGGGCGGCCCGTGTCCTCGACGTAGCGCCGCAGGATGACGGAGGCGTATTTTTCGTCAAGCTCCATCGTGAAGCAGATGCGGTTCATCTGCTCGCACGCCATGAGCGTCGAGCCGCTACCGCCGAACGTGTCGAGCACGATGCCGTTCTCCTGCGTACTGTTGCCGATCGGGTAGCCGATGAGGTCGAGCGGCTTCGAGGTCGGGTGATTCTTGTTCTTCTTCGGCTTCTTGAAATTCCAGATGGTGGTCTGGCGTCGGTCGCTGTACCACGGGTGATGGCCGTTCTGCAAAAAGCCGTAGAGGATGGGCTCGTGCTGCCATTGATAGTCCGACCGTCCGAGCACGAGCGAGTCTTTCACCCAGATACAGCAGCCCGCGAGGTGAAAGCCCGCATCAACGAACGCCTTGCGGAAGTTCAGACCTTCCGTGTCGGCGTGGAAGACATAGGCCGCACCGCCCTTTTCAAGATGCGTTGCCATGTTCTGGAACGACGCGAGCAGGAACTGGTAAAACTCCTCATCCTTCATCGAGTCGTTCTGGATGGACAGGCCGCTGGCGCTCTGGAACGAGACGCCGTACGGCGGGTCGGTCACGACGAGGTTCGCCTGCTTGCCGTCCATGAGCAGCGCGACATCGTCGGCTTTCGTCGCATCGCCGCACACCAGCCGGTGCCTGCCGACCGTCCAGACATCGCCGCGCTCCACGAACGACGCTTTTTCAAGCGCCGCCGAGAGGTCGTAGCCGTCATCTTCCGCGCCGCCGTCGGAGTCTTGGAAGAGCCCCGCGAGCTCTTTTTCGTCAAAGCCCATGAGCCCGAGGTCGAAGTCCTCGCCTTGGAGATCGGACAACTCAACGCGCAACATTTCGTCATCCCATCCCGCATTGAGCGCGAGACGGTTGTCGGCGAGGATGAACGCCCGCTTCTGGGCATCCGTCAGGCGCTCGGCGTAGACACACGGCACGCTCGTCATGCCCTCGGCCTTCGCCGCTTCCACGCGCCCGTGGCCGCAGAGGATCGTGTGCTTCTCGTCAATCACGACCGGCGTGACGAAACCAAACTCCCGGAGCGACGAGCGCAGCTGCTGGATTTGCTCCTTGCTGTGCGTCCGCGCATTCCGCGCATACGGCACGAGCTCGTCAATCGGGATTTGCTCGAATTTCTGTGTATCTGCCAAGGGTCTAAACCTCCCCGAATCTCAAATCCGAAAACGAAGCGGCCTCGGGAAATGCTTTCTCGAAGCCGCTGAAATATCTCTCGGTAACGCTGCCTGCGCCGTTCGCTTCGACGAACTCGCGCAGGCTTTTCTTTTTGAAGAAGGCTGGCTGATTGCACCAGCGGGCGAGTGTGATATACATCCCGCGATACGGGCTTTCCACGTAACGCTCGAAACGCATGACGTACGGCAGGCAGCGGTATCGCATGAGGATGCGGATGCGCTGCAAAAGCTCCACGAGGTCGCGATGCCAGAATGCCGCATCCCACTTGCCCGCACGGTCGAAGCCTGTGAAGCAATAGAAGCGACACACCGCAGGTGTATATTTCCGCAACAGCTGGATCTTCCGCTCGATGAGCGGAGCGTCCGCGATGTTGTCGAACGCGAAAATGTACTCGCCATCATACTTTGACGAGACGAGCGCTTCGCACCGTTCTTCCGTCAACAGACGCTCGTCGAGCCCTTGCTTGAACTGGAACGGGCGGCCCGTTGCCTGCAATTCGCCGAGCAGTTTTTTCCATGCGGGACAGCCGAAAAAGTTATCGTCGAGCAAACAGATTTTCTTTCGGTCGGGCGCGAGAAATTCTGCGAGAGGACTATGTACCATCACTTGATCGTAGTGCTGGTTCACGCAGAATGCGCAATGGCGAAAGCACCCTCGCGTCAGATAGCCGATGGAGTAGTCGAGATAGTAGCGGAACTCCTGTCGCCGCTTGCCCGCTGCCATCTGCTCCTGCACCCAGCCGTCGTACAGATGATAGTCGGGCATATGGTGTTCGATGGCGCTCGGCAGCGGCACGGCCCGGTCGTAAAAGAAACCCGTCCCGCCGTACACGACGTTCGGCAAGCGCAGCACCTCGGGCGGCACCACCGTGTCCGTGAAGACTTTCGCGAGATACACACAGTCGAAAGCACCAAGGCCGTCGTAATTCTGCTGGAGCACGACCTCGTCACCGCGCTCCTTGTAGTAGCCCGAGAGTTTCATGCACACGAGATTCGGGAAGCGGTGGCGCTTCCTGCCGATGAGGTCGGCGTCGATGATGGCGATACGCTGCATCCGTTTCCCTCCGATTGTGAATTTTTGAGCCAGTTGATTTTGAAAAAGTGAGCCACCCTCAGCCGCGTCTTGCACGGAGCAATCGCTCCATCGCGTCATCCTGCGGTATGCCTTCATAGGGCGTCAGCGAGTTTTGCTTCACGACCTCGAAGATTTCACTCCAGAGCAGGTTTGCCTGCTTCTGAAAGCTCTGCGCCATCGTGACGAACGGCGAGGTGATTGCTCCGCCCGTGGTCGGGTGCTTGCCGAGGAGTCCGTAATGCGTGGCGGCTTCCTCACATTGCACATATCTTGCAAACGCCATCGCGTAGGATTCGAGCAGCCGCTTGTTGATGAGTCGCTCGCATTTCCGTGCCTTGAGCCACGCCCATGTCTCGGCGTAGATGATGTCCGCGCCGAGCGGCTTGCCGTCGCGCTGGACTGCCGAGAGGTATGCGCCCGGCTCGGGCATCTCTTCGCCCGCGAGATCGGGCGGCGCGGGCAGGCCGTCCGGCGTGAGCTCCGTGACGGGCGGCTCGAGGATTTCTGCGACGTGGCCTTTCTTGAGTTTGTCGACGAGCGCGTCCGGCTTCGCGCCAGCCCGCACGCGCCGGCCGCCACGGTACGTTCCATCTTTCGCCATCCCATCACCTCCAAAACGGCGCACAAAAATAGCCGACGCGATGTCGGCTAAAATCGGGTGTTTGATTCAAAAATTTTTCACGCGAGAGCCCACGCCGGTCGCGAGACACTTTCCGGACAGAGATTTGATGCCCCCTACCCGTCCTGCTTCGCCCGCTGGTGAATCTGCTCGTGGCAGGAAACGCAGAGCGACATGAGATTTTTCTCGTCATGCGTTCCGCCTTCCGAAAGCGGCAGGATGTGGTGGACGAGCGTTGCCTTGACATAGCGGCCAGCCGCCGCGCACCGTTCGCAGAGCGGATGCGCGTGAAGATACCGCGCACGCACCTTCGGCCAGCTGCCGCCGTACCGCGCCCGATGGTCGTAGCCACGGGCGAAATGCTCGTAGTGCTGCTGCATCTTCTTCTCGTGCGCGTCGCACCAGCCGCTCTTGTTGTCTGTCAGATTCGGACAACCCGGATAGCGGCAGGGACGCTTCGGCTTCCTCGGCATCGCTTTCACCTCTGCATGGAAAAAGCCTCAGCGGATTTGCTCCGCCGAGGCCTTTC